CCGGGGCGGCCTCGGCCTCGACCTCGATCCCGATCGCCACGTCGACCGCGCCGGCGGCCTCGGCCTCGGGGACGGCGATCGCCATTGCTCCGATCGAGATCGTCGGCTCGATCCCGCCTGAGGCCGAGGCGACCGGCCAAGCCAACGCGATAGCCCTCGGCGAGCTTCCCGCCGTCACGTCCTCAGCTCCCGAGGCGGCCGGGTCCGGGTCCAGCTCGGCCGCCGGCGATCTCGGCGGGGCGACGTCCTCCCCGCCAAGCGCGAGCGCGAGCTTCTCGACGCCGGCGTTCTCGGACGGGCCGATCGGGACCGTCGTCGTCTCCCCTCCTCAGGCGATCGCCAGCTCCGGCGCGGCCGTGACCGCCGCGATCGGGACCGTCTCGGCAACCGCTCCCGCCGCGTCGGCGTCCGCGATCGACCCGGTCTATGGGATCGCCGCGCTCCCCGTTGCCACCTCAGGGCCGCCTGAGGCGGTCGCCAGCGGGTCGGGGACGGGCGTCGGCGCTATCCGGACCTTGGCCGCGTTCACGCCCTCAGGGGCGGGCTATGGGGCCGCACGGGCGACCGGAGGCCTTCCCGTCGCCAGCTCGGCCGCGCCGATCGCGATCGCCGTCGGCGGGACGCTCGGCCGAGGATCGCTCCCGAGCGCGATCACGACGGCCCCCAACGCAGCCGCGATCGGCGAGCGCAAGGTTCCCGGAAAGGCCTCCGGCTCGATACCCTTCGCTTCGTCGGCGGCTCCCCGCGCGATCGCCGTCGGCGGCGCGGGCGCGGCGGGAGGATTGCCGAGCGCCTCGATCTCGATTCCGCAGGGGACGGCCGAGAGCCATGTCAAAGGGGCGGGGGGCCTCCCCTCGATCTCGGCGATCGCACCGGCGGCGAAGGCAAGCGGGGACGCGCTCGCGCTTGCGCCGGCGATCGCCGCTCGATCCTTCCCGCCGGCGGCGAGGGTCGCGATATTTGTGATCGGGGAGGACGTCGTCTCGCCTCAGGGGCGCGCGGCCGAGCGGACGTTCGCCGCTCCAGCTCCCGCGATCGCAGCGGCGGCGAACGATCCTCCCGCGCCATTCGTCGGGCAACCCCGGCCCTCGTTCGTCGGCCCGCCTCGGCCCGCCCCGGTCGCTCGCCAAGAGAAGCCTCCCGCCTTTGGCGCAAATGAGCTAAGGGGAGGGAGACGGTTCGAGCAACCCAAGAGGGCGACGTTCAAATGAGAGCCTATAAGCAACCCGCCGCGACGCAATTCTTCGTCTATGATTTCAGCGACGACCTCGGCGACGCGACGATCATCGCTCTCGTTCCGGGGACGCCGGAGTCGACTCCGAGAGGCGACGGCGAGAACCTCACGATCGCCGGCCAAGCGATCACGGAGTCGACCGTCCTCGTCAAATGGGCCGGCGGCGTTGACGGAGAGACCTATCTGACGACGGTTCGCGTGACCGACACGGCCGGCGAGGTCCATGAGCGCGAGGGCGAGATCGTCGTCCGCGAGACGTCGTTCACGGTCCCCCTCGGGATCGCGACCCGATATCTCACGGTCGAGGACTATGTCGATCGGTTCGGCGCTCAAGAGACCGTTCGCCTAACCGACGAGGCGCGCTCGGGAACGATCGACGGCCCCAAACTCGAACAGGCGATCAGGGACGCGGCCGACCTCGCCGATTCCTACCTCGGAACCCGCTATCCGATCCCGCTCGAAAACGCCCCCCGGATCATCGGCTCGATCGTCGCGGCGCTCACCCGCGAGGCCTTGCACAAGACGCGGCCGACCCCCGAGGTCAAGGACGCGGCCGATCGAGCGCGAGCGCAGCTCCGGGACCTCTCGGCCGGCCGGATGACGATCCCCGTCGAGGTCGGCGAGACGGCACCGCAAAGCTCCCTCGACCAATCGAGCATGAGAAGCGGCGAGGCGAACGACCTCCTATTCAACCGCCCAAGCCTCGACAACTATGTCGGGATCGCCGCCGGCGCTTATGAGGGCGGACGTTGGCGGACGGGCCGCTAGGCCATGGTCGGCTTCTCGATCCGCGTCGAGGTCACGGGCCTCGACGAGGCCCGCAGGATCGCGAAGCAAGTCGAGAACCTCGGCGAGGAAACCGAACCCCTCCTCCGGATCGCCGGCTCGGTCCTTGAGGCCTCGGTCCTCTCGCGGTTCGACACTGGCCGAGGTCCGGGGGGCGTCCCTTGGCCGCCGTCGAAGCGGGTCCTCAAGGCCGGCGGAAAGACGCTCGTCGACAAGGCGAACCTTGAGGGGTCGATCCGGCATGTCGTCCGCCCCGGCGAGGTCGAGATCGGCGTCGACGCTCGATCGGAGTCGGCCAAATGGGGGTTCGTCCATCAATTCGGGAGCAACCGTCAAACGGTCGTCGTCGGTCACACCCGCGTCGTTAATCAGGCCTTCGGCGTCCCGCTCCCCTCGCCCGTGACCGCGACCGTTCGACCTCACGGCCGGATCACGAATATCCCCGCCCGCCCGTTCTTGGGGATCGACGACGACGATCGCCGCGAGCTGACCGAGCGTTGGCATGATCACCTAAAGGGATTGTTCAACCGTGCCTCATGAAACCCAACCCGAGCTTGAGTTCGCCGTCGACCTCTCGGACGTCCGCGATCGCCTCGCCGCCCTCCGCTATTTCAACGGCGTCACAGATATCGAGGACGCGACCAACGTGATCGAGACCCTCTCGGCGCTCCCGCCTTGGGCGTTCGTCTCGGTCGCCAGCGAGACCGCCGAGGCCAACCGGATCGCCGCCGGCGGCCATTCGCAGCGCGTCACGGTCGACGTCTCGGTCCTCTTTTGCGTCCCGGCCGAGAGCCGAGCTGAGGACACGGGCGACGTCGTCGAGCGGACGCGGCGGGCCGTGATCCGAATCCTCCTCGCGTGGACGCCCAAGGGGGCAGAGTCCCCGTTCAATTATAGCCGATACCTCCTCCGGGCGACCGGAGACGGTCTCGTTTGGGGCGAGGTTATCATGCGGACCCGCTACCGCCTCACGGCCGCCTAAGGCGTTCAGCCTTATCGAGGGGGACGGCCCGCCGTATCTTGCCGGCTTCAAATTAGGGAGCTGCACCCATGGACCGCACCGAAACCGCCGCCGACCTTCCCGAGGGCGCTATCGTCGACAACAACACCGGCGACGTCTGGACGCCCCCGGCGACGAACGAGGAAGGCCACGCGCTTGAGGGCGAATATCCGCACAATCGCCGCCTTCGCGCCGAGGCCCTCGCCAAGGCCGGCAAGACGACCGACCCCGACGGGATCGTGACCGACGAGCTGATCGCCGAGACGGCCGATCGCCTTGAGCGCGAGGACCGGGCCGCTGAGGAGGAAGCGGCCGCGTCGACGCCGACGATGGACATGACTCGCGATGAGATCGACGCGATCGGGGCGAGGATGGACCCGCCGATCGACACGACGAAGGCCAAGGACAAGGCCGAGGCGATCTCCATGATCACTGGCGCGACGACCGGCTCGGGCGGCGACCTCACACAGATCGAGCGCCTCGACTAGGTCGACGGCGACGCGAGCAAATCAACCGACAAGGAGGTCCTAAGTCATGGCCGGCGCAATCAAACTGTTCGAGAAGAAAGTCATCCTCCTCAAGGTCGAGGCGGCCGAGGGGACAGACGCGGCTCCGGGCGTCGCGACCGACGCACTCAAGGTCCTCAATTATCGGCCGACCTTCATGGACGCCGAGGGCCGGGTTCGGAATATCGACAAGGCGCACCTCGGCGCGAACCCGACGCTTCTCTCTGCGTTCAAGCGCGGCGCGGCCTTCGACATGGAAATGCACGGCTCGGGGACCGCGATCGGCGTCCCGCCGTGGATGAAGGCTCTCCGGTTCGGCGGCATGGACGCGGGCGTCGTCGGCGCGGCGAGCGTCGCTCAATCCCCCGTGTCGGACGTCGTTACGGCAACCCATTGGGGCTATCTCGACGATCTCCTCCTCAAGACAATCGGCGCTCGCGCGACGATCGGGTTCACGATCGCGGACGAAGAAGTCCCGATGTTCAACGTGTCGATGCTCGGCCGCCCCCCTACGAATCTCGCCGAGCAAGCGGTTCCGGGGGCGGCAACGATCGCCGGCTATATCGACCCGCTCCTTGCCTCGTCCGAAAACACAACCTTTACGCTGGACGGCTTCGCCCTCCCGCTCCGTTCTTGGACTATGTCGAACAACGCGGACCTCGCGTTCCGGTCGCTGATCGGCCCCGTCGATCGCGTCCAGATGAGGAACCGGCCTTGGGGCGGCTCGATCGTCGGACGGGTCCCCGATCTGAACGTGAAGAATTATTTCGCCAATATCCGCCCCGGCACTCTCATGCCGGCGCAGCTCGTCCATGGCGCGGCCGTCGGGAATATCGTCCAGATTGATTGTCCGGCGCTTCAAATCTCCGGCAACGTCGACATTACCGAGGAAGCCGGCGAGTGGATGATGACGATCCCCGTGACGGCGCTCCCCGTTGCTGGTAACGACGAGGTCGTCTTTACTAGCAAATAGGAGAACCCGCCTTGTTCGATATCCTCGACCGCCCGCTCCATTGGATCACGGTCAAATGGCCGGGGCTATCGCAACAGGGGGGCGACGAGAACGCCCTCTCCGTCCCGGTCGAGCATGAGGTCGAGCTTCGCGTCGAGCTTGTCGATCGCGACGAGGTTCAGGACATCTTCCCCAAGATGTTCAGGGGCGAGGACGCGACGGTCATGGACCCGACCGTCCTCGCCAAGGCCGACGAGCTGATCGCTGCCGATCCATCCCTCGCTCGCGACAGCGCGATCGAGATCGCCGCGTTCCTCCGGATCACGAAAGGCTGGCGCAAGATCAAGGCCGGCGGCCGGGTCCCGGAGTTCAACGTCGAGAACGTCCGCCTCCTCCTCAAAGTCCCCATGTTCGGCCCCGCGTTCACCGGAGCTTATGTCGCCGCGCTCGGCGGAAAGGCCGCAATTCGCGAGGGAAACTTGAGCGACTCGCCCGCAAATGGGCCGGCGGACGGGTCAAGCAAAGCGTCGACGACGAGTTCGCCCGCGATTGCGCCCGCTTCGGAATAGACCCGAAAGCCTTCGGCGAAGGCAAGGACCCAGAGAGCGTCGAAATATGGCCGGACATGGTCCCGGCCGTCGGCGTTTTCATGTCGATCGCAACGCAATGGCGCTGGACCGGCGCGGGCATGGCCGGGGCGTTCCGAACCGGCCTCGATTATTCGTCGATCGCGCCGGCGGCCGAGGCGCTCAAGGTCGACCTGACTCCGGCCGTCTTTAATGATATCCGGGTCCTAGAGCGCGAGGCTCTTGACGTCTGGAGCAAGTGACATGGCCGACCTAGACCTTTCGATGGTCGTCCGCGTCAAGGACGAGGGGGCGAGCGCCGCCGGCGCGAAGCTCGGACAAACCCTTGACGACGTCGCTAGGTCAGAGCGCAACGCCGCGAGCGCCGCGACCGAAACCGCGACCGCGAGCGCCGCCGCCGCGACCGCCCGCAAAGAGTTTAATGAGGCGCTCGGCCGGGGAGCGACACTCACTCAAGCGGCCGAGACCTATGAGGCCGCACTGAATCGCGAGCTGAGGGCGACGGGAGGAGCGGGCGCGGCGGCCGCGACGGGCCTCAAGGGCGTCGAGACGCAATCCCGCCGAACAAGTCAGGGCGTCCGGGAGCTTCACGGCTCGACCAAGCAAGCCCGCGCCGGCGTGCAACAGCTCGGGATGCAGTTCGGCGATTTCACGCAACAGGCGTCCATCGCAAGCTCTCCCTCGGGCGTCCTCATGGCCTTCTCGCAACAGGCCGGACAGGCGGCCTATGCGGCCTCGATGATGGGCGGAAAGCTCGGCGCGGTCGGCACGTTCATGGCGGGGCCTTGGGGCGCGATGATCCTCGCGGCCGTCTCGGTTCTCGGGATGCTCGCGCTCAAGATGGGCGAGGCCGAGGAGTCGAGCGACAAGCTCAAGACAGCGGCCGACTATCAAAAAATGTCCCTTGAGGGCCTTACCGAGGCGCTAGAGGAGAGCAACGAGGCGCTCGAAAGGTCGATCCGAACCGGCCGGGAGGCCGAACAGGCGACCCTCGATCAGGCCGAGCAGATTCGCGCGGGGATTGACCTTAAGCGTCGAGACACGATCGCCACCCTTGAGAACGCGCGAGCGAACGCTATCCGAGCCGAGGCCGTTGCGGCTGGACAGTCCGGCGAGGAGGGTCGTTACGCCCGCATGGTCGCGGGAGTCGCGACGAGCCGGGTCGCCCAACTTGAGGCGGACATTGCGGAACTCACAAGCAAACTCGGCGGCGCGAACCTCGGCGTCGGAATGGCGAATATCCCGCTCTTGCAACGTGAAGCGCGGGCGAGGACCGATCCGGCTTTGGCCGCCGCCGAGAAGCGGGACCGGACGCTCGAAAGCCTGAACCGAGCCTATGAGCGCGAGGTCGTCCGAGCGAGGGGAGACACGGCTCGCAAGGCGAGGGCCGACGCCGACTATGCGCGGGCGGTCGAGGCCGCGACGCGGATATACAATCGCGAGGTCGAGTCCGCGCGGGAGGCCGGCCGTCGTCCTCGCCGGACCCGGACTCCGAGAGTCGACGGGGACGAGACGACGCTCGATCCCGCGCTCCGGAACTCGACCGTAACGGGCCGCTTTGGCGAGCAGCGGGGGAGCCGGAGGCACGGCGGGACCGATTGGCGGGCGGACGTCGGGACGCCCGTCTATGCGCCGGCGACCGGCTCGGTCGAGCGCGCCGGACCCGTCGGCGATTATGGGAACATGATCGAGCTGATGTTCGGCCGCAATTCCTCATGGCGGGGCGCACATCTCAGCCGAATGTTAGTCCGGCCGGGAGACGTCGTCGAGCGCGGACAGCTCATCGGCTACACCGGGGGCGCTCCCGGCGCTCCGGGGTCGGGCAACAGCCGAGCGCCGCACCTCCATGAGGAGATCAGGGTCGGCGGCCGGACGCGCGACCCGGCCGGGAATCGTCGCGTCCC